GTGTACTTCGCGTAGGTTTTGTTAGTAATGTCCTTGCAAATTTCGGTCGTGATCTTCATGCCCTGCTTACGCAATTGCTCGATACGAGCCGCTAAGCGGAAGCAGCGGAACAGGCCCAAGGCTTCCAATGCTGTCAGCGACTTGCCGGACAACAGGTAGTCCTTGATGTTTTGAGCTTGGGATGTAGGTGTGATTGCGCCTTGCTGAGTAGCTGCCATGGTGGTGAATCCTTATTTGAATTGAGTAGTACTCCCTGAGAGTTCAGGGAGCCGCCTAAAGAGGACTTGGTGTTACTTGACGAATACGCCGGTTTCCGACATCCACTGACGGACATCGAAGCAAGGGCAGTCCTTGGCGACGTTCGGGAAATCCCTGTGTCCTTGGATGACTGCCTTGGGGAACTTCGCCTGCATTTCTTGAAGGAGGAGTGCCAATGCGTGGAACTGGTCGTCAGTGAAGTTGTTCTCTGCCTTCAGCTTGTCGTTGACGCCGCCTGCGAGACAGATGCCGATGGACTTGCTGTTGTAGTTGAGGACATGCGCGCCGACTTCGTTAAGCTCACGGCCTTTCTCCACAGTGCCGTCACGCTTGATGACGAAGTGGTAGCCGATCTTGGACCACCCTAGCAGCCGGTGCATACGGTCGATGGCCTTGGCGTCAATCTCGGCTTTTGGCTGAGTAGCACTGCAATGGACTGCAATGTACTCAACGGCTTCAGGTTTCAGTAGCGCCATCGATTAGAACCAGAGATAGATGCCGTGGAGGGCGCCAATAGGGGCTGCGAAGATGCCAACTACGCCGAGTACCAGGGGAATAACTGTGTCCTGACTAAATGTCCAGATGACGTTAGTGACCCAGCCGGCTACCGAGGCGATGACCAGGACGACGAGGAGGAGGAATGCGATTACGGAGGCGATTGTTTTCATAGATTATTTCTTTGAGGTTGACGGTTTTTCTTTCAGCCAAGCATCTGGGATACTCTTGTCCGCGTACTGAAAGCCATACTTCAAACACCAGTCGCCATAAGTGGTTTTGCTGGTCTTCGAGATAGTTGTCTTGGAGCGTGAGAATACGAACCGGATGTCCAGTTCGGGATGTTGCTGCTTGACTAGGAGATGCTTCTGCCGGTCAGCCGTGAGGAAGCGGCCTTTGGTTTCCACTACGACACCGTTCCATAGAACGAAGTCCGGCGTGTATTTATGGGGCTTGGCAGGCGTGGTGTAGGCGACCTTGGTTTGCTCGTAGGTATACGAGATGCCCTTGGCGTCAAGTTCCGCTGCTACGGCGTCCTCAAGTCCACTACGGTATCCGTTGAGAATGCCGTTATCCGCAGTGGACTTCTTACGTTTAAAACTCGTCGCCACCGGCATCCGAGTCAGTAGTGCCGTCATCGCCGGACGCTGGCGTGTCTTCTGCGTCCGGTGCGGTATAGCCGTCTTCTTCACCGAAACCGTAGGAGCCTGCATTGCCGCCGCCTGACGTGACCAGCTCGATGACCTGCACGGCGTTCATGCGCAAGGAGACGCCGACGCCGATGGCAGTGGCGAACGGCATGTACTGCGCAGCGACCTTCAGAACGGAGCCGCCCCATACCGAAACCGAATCGGGCAACGCTTTGCCGCTGGCATCGAACAGCTTTGGCTTCTGCTTAGTTACCTTCTGCGTTTTCTTGTTGGTGTACTGAGCCTTCATCTTAAAGTTGAACTCATACTCGCCGGTCTCGTTGCCTTCGTCGTCCACGGCTTCCTTGTAAGCCTTGTCGGCAAATTTCAGGGTCTTGGCCTTGGCTTTTGCCTTGCCGTCGCCCTTCAGCAGCTTCGCCTTCTCGGCGTCAAAGGCTTCTTGGGCCAGCGCGTCGATGCGGTCGATGAGGGGCTGGGCATCTTCTGCGGACAAGCGCAAGCGCACGCTGTATTGGCCTTCCGCTACGAACTTGGTGTCCGGCTCGTTGAGGCGCGGGAACACTGCGATGCCCTTCGGCGTGGTGATTTTTTCGTACTTTACTTTTGTGGTGTCAGTCATTTCAGCTTCCTTTACGGTATTTACGTTCTTCGCGTTCGACGTGAACGCCGGCATTCGTCAGGTCCATATAAAGATCGACCGGCAGTTCCGAGTTGTCGATCCAGTGCAGCCGTGCGCGAGTCAGGAGATATTCGATGTTGTTGCTGTTCATTTTTTCAGTTCGCCTTTGATGTATTCCCGCAGCGCTTTAACTTCGCGGGTGAAATAGGTGTCAGCGTCTTTGGAAATGCGCTGGCCCTTGTCGATGAGTTCACTAGGGCAGACACCCAAGCCGTCCGTAATGGCGGTGAACAGGACTGCCACGCCTGCTACCTGTTGATGGCTTGGGAACTGCTGGATGGCATCTACTGCCTGGAACGCGGCCTGCACCGCCATTCCGGCTTTGATGGAGTTGAGTTTGTCGTTGTCCAATGGACTCCTTTGAGGGGTGTTTTGGGGCCGAGAATCTATTGCTGCTATAGCCGGGGTTTAGGCCCCGTTTTTAAATTCGTCCGCCGTCCTGGTGCGCAATGGTGTTAAATGTAAAAGTATTAGGCGAAGAAATACTCTGAGTGCATGACACCCTCTAGGTCCAGCTTGCCCATCGGCGGTAGCTCTGGAATTTTTGCCGCCAGCTCCTCCGGGACCTGTGCACTTAGTTGGTCCCGGAAGTCTCGCAGCACGTCCCCCGAGTACTGATCTACGAATGCCTTGCGGAGTACATGGTTGAGCATGTCGGCGTCACCTGCATGTGTGCCATATGAGTCATGGACCATGGCGAAGTGAGTGATGCCGGTATTGCGCCCGTAGCAAACCGTGCGGACCATGTGGGAGGCGTCCAGGGAGTGGACGAAGTTGGGACTGATACCGCTGGACTGCTTGCGGGAATCGAGAGTGTCGCCGGTCAGTTGCAGCATGATACGGTAGCGTTCACCTTGAACCACGAAATCCACCTCCTTGCCAACTTTCTTGCGGTAGTCCTGGAGAACCACCAGACCAGACGGAGTGGTCCAACGGATGGGGAGGCCATCCTTGGCAACGACCTTGGCTGTTTCCATAAGCCAGTCCATCGCCAGCCGTGCCGCGATGACCACCTTGCCAATTGCTTCATAGTTCTTTTCAGCCAAGTACCGGCAATCATCAAAGCTCACTTCATGGTCTTCGCCTTTCTCCTTGAGCTTCTTGAATACGTCGGCCAACTGCTCAGTCATGCCAAAGCGCGATACGCCATACGGTACAGTCATAGTGTTCTGCTTGGACAACTTGCGATTCATCTTGCCCACCCACTTCAGTGCCATGACGTTTCCCTTTGCTGCTTCCGCATCGATGGATGCCTGAGACTGCTTGGCGACCTCCCGGTAGATGTCTGCCGGAGTGTCGCTAGGGACCAAACCAACGGCAGCACCGCCTACCTCGTCGCGCAGCATTGCGCTGAAGTTTTGGAGGCCGTTGCAGGAACCGTCCCAGGATACCGGCAGGCTGGACACAAAGGACTCTTCTGTGTGCCCTGCTTGCAGGTGTGCATCCAGAGCAAGGTACTCGAAGCAGAACGCCAGGAACATGTACGGACTGTCTGCATCACACCAGAACCTGCCGCCGTCCAGTGGGTTCCGCGCAGAATCCAGAATGGCGTCGATATTTTCTTGGACCCAATCGAAGCGCTGGTCAAAAGCAACCTTATCCACGCCGTAGCAGTTCGCGCCGTGAACTGACAACCAATAGGCCCCGTTGACGCCCAATGGCTTGCCGTCAGCGAACGTCAGGAGGGCCTTGGAGATGTCGTCGCCTTGGGGATTCAGGAATGACGGAACTGGATAGGCCCGACCTCGCCAATCTAATGTGTGAGGGAAGTAGATGCGGTCGAAGGCCGCGAACTGCTTTGCCATTCCCACCTTTGTGGATACCTGGATGCGCTTGGATACCATCTGGGCGTTGATACCATGGACCTTTGCCGCTTCAATTTTCCATGCCTTCAGGAGGTCAGGCTCTGGGGTGTCGGGATTGAAAGTAGTGGCGGGCAATGGCAGGTCCTCACGTGAGGGCAAGCCGCCGAGACTTCCGTTCGCGTCCCACACGGCCACCAAAGTATCCAGTACAGCGCCGTGAACCTTCCACGGAGTTTCCTGCAATGCGTTGATTGAATCGTAGACCATCGGCATCTCCTGGTGCTGTAGCTCCTCCAGGTAGTTTCGATTGGCAGTTTTCATTAACTGGTAACGCAGCGCTTTACCCAGGTAGCCACCATTGTTAGGTTTAGTCCACTTGCGAGGAGGCACGACCATCGGCAGATAAACAGGAGAAAGTAATTCGCAGTGCGCGTGCGAGTTCTTCAGCCAGTCCTTTGTCGCTTGTGTCGGCACTAGCACCGTGGGCGTATTGTTGACGCCCATAGACATCTTCTGCAGGACCATCAGGCCGGTGCTTTCTGTCAGCAGGTGTATCAGGGTCGTACCGATGCGCAGCTTGACCTCACGCGACCATGCGATGGTTGTTACTCCGACATATTTTTGCTGTGCCTTGAGGAGCACATGTTTCTTGGCTGGGTTGGGCTCTTTCTTCAGCTTGGCCGTGAGGCGTTTGTGAGCCTTTGGGTCAACCTCCTTAATAGCGTCGATATTTACTGATGCTTCCAAGGCTGCGACCACTCGCAGGGCAACCATAGGCAGCGTATTGGCTACGTTCAGGAAGTGAAAACAAGTCTTAGATGTCACCCAGGCCAGCGCCTCGGGTGTGAACGAGTCGAGATAGTGGAGCACGCCAGCATTCCGGCTTGCTAGTCCTTCCTTTGCCTTCGTGATGTATTCGAGGATGGCAGCCGCCAGCGGCTCAATAGATTGCTTCATCAATTTGATACCTGGAGGTAAAGCGTCTTCGCCGGACTTCTCCAGGGCTTCTTGATAGCGTTTGATACCGGCCTCTACCGACTCCTCCTCCAGCATCAGTTGTTTGGCGTGAAGGGTTTCGACTTGGTGTGACATATAAGCTCCTTAGTGGTGCTGTTGTTGAATTGTTTGACATGTAAAAGTATTTGGACGCAACTCGGGCCTTGGTCTTGCGGTGGGCCTGTTCGGTCTTCGATTCTTCTTATGTGTGCGACTCTAAGTTATACCGGGTGGCGGCATAACAATGTGCAATGATACTACATGTAAAACTATAGGGGAAATGAAAGATACCCAGAATATTCTCTGGGTATCAAAAGGATTACTTGTGGGTTACTACAGGAAGACTACTAGTTATCACTATAGATGTAACCTTGGGAGGCTGCTGCTATAGTCGGGGTTTAGAAGTGTTTTGGTCACACTTTTGGTCACACCCCTCGACTTCGTCCGGCTGATTTGTGCTGTCAGCCTTGCTGTTATTGGTGGGCCCCCCCAGAGTCGAACTGGGCACCAACGGATTATGAGTCCGCTGCTCTAACCAAGCATGAGCTAGGGGCCCAATTCCTTAGGGCGCTGCAGTGTCGTGCTCTTGGTCTCCGCGCTTATCCGCTCAACCGCACTACAGCATCTCAAAATCAATCCCGTATTATAGAAAAATACGTGGGCGAAAGGTAAATGAATTATCGCAGATCACTCAAAAAACACCGAATGATCCACGAATATTCTTAATTACCTTCGAGGAAGCTCTTCAGCTTGTCGGAGCGGGAAGGGTGGCGCAGCTTGCGCAGCGCTTTCGCTTCTATCTGGCGAATCCGTTCACGCGTCACGTCGAACTGTTTGCCGACTTCTTCCAGTGTGTGGTCGGTCGACATTTCGATGCCGAAACGCATCCGCAATACCTTCGCTTCGCGCGGGGTCAGCGAGTCCAGGATGTCCTTCACCACGCCGCGCATCGATGCATGCAAGGCGGCATCGGCCGGGGCCAGGGTGTTGTTGTCCTCGATGAAATCGCCCAGGTGCGAATCGTCGTCGTCGCCTATCGGTGTTTCCATCGAAATCGGCTCTTTCGCGATCTTCATGATCTTGCGGATCTTATCTTCCGGCATTTCCATCTTGATCGCGAGCGTTGCCGGATCCGGCTCGGCGCCGGTTTCCTGCAGGATCTGGCGCGAGATGCGGTTCATCTTGTTGATCGTTTCGATCATGTGCACCGGGATACGGATGGTGCGCGCCTGGTCGGCGATCGAACGGGTGATGGCCTGGCGGATCCACCATGTCGCATAGGTCGAGAATTTGTAGCCGCGGCGGTATTCGAACTTGTCGACGGCTTTCATCAGGCCGATATTGCCTTCCTGGATCAGGTCCAGGAATTGCAAACCGCGGTTGGTGTATTTTTTCGCGATCGAAATCACCAGCCGCAAGTTGGCTTCGGTCATTTCGCGCTTGGCCATGCGGGCTTTTTTCTCGCCCGCGCCCATCTTCTTGTTGATGCCGCGCAGGTCTGGCAACGGCAGCACGACGCGCGCCTGCAAGTCGATCAGGCGTTGCTGCAGTTCTTTCACCGCAGGCACGTTACGGCTGAGCACGGTGCTGTAGGCGTGGTTGCCGCTGACTTCGCCGTCGACCCAGTCGAGGTTGGTTTCGTTGCCTGGGAAAACCTTGATGAAATGCGGGCGCGGCATGCCGCACTTGTTCACCGCGACGTCAAGGATCTGGCGTTCGATCTGGCGCACTTCATCGACCTGGCCGCGCAGGGTGTCGCACAATTTCTCGACGACCTTGGCGGTGAAGCGGATTCCCAGCAATTCATTCGAGATGATCTCTTGCGCCTTGACGTAAGGCTTGGAGTTGTAGCCTTCCTTTTCGAAAGCCTTACGCATCTTGTCGAACTGGGTCGAGATGGTCTCGAACTTGCCGAGCGCATCGCGCTTCAGTTGTTCAAGCTGTTCCGCCGAGAAGCCGGCCGCGCCCGAGGTCGAGCTGGCGTCGTCTTCTTCCGCATCTTCTTCGTCCTCTTCT